CCGGGGTGGCGACCCGGGAGGCCGGCACCTAAACGTTGGTAAGACAGCGGTGTCCGTGCCCCTACCCAGGGGGGCAACGGGCTAACGTAGTGCTACAGGGGTTAGGTATGGTTTGAAATGGGATGTCTGCCTTGCGCTCAAGCTTGGCCATACTGAAGCGAACAGGGTTCATCAGTAGCTCGAACGTGCCTCCATTGGAGGTTGACAGACTGAAAGTGTCGGTTCCTTGCAGACGGTATTAAGGGTATGTAACAGTCGGCGCCAGAAGTGCGTGCTAAAATGAGACAATCCGTTAACGCATCGATGATGCACCGGTGCAGTGGTGACTGCATGTACACAGGTACACCAGCCTGTGTACCCCAAAAAGTAATGGTGACCGCCGGATGCGCTTGCGCGTTCGGCAATGATGTGTGTGAGTGCGGGCTTGCAGCTCACACAGAGGTGGCATGCTACAGTTGCGGCAGGGATGATATTTACTGCAAGGACTGTAGGATGTGGTGCAGGACACATTATTGTCCACCCTCTCCTGGACCATCAGAGCAAGCTGCTGGCCCTGTAATTTATAACAGGGCTTTGCACAACAGATTGGGCTGGGGGGAAGGCGGTGGCGCGCCGATTATGATTGCCCCTTGGTGGAAGCCGAGTGCGGGAGGTGTTGTACCAGTCGTAGGCGATATGCCTAACCTGGAGATCACCCCGGTAGAATACTTGGACCTCGGCCAAGGGGCTGGGCGTCAAAGCGGGACCCTCAATGTAAGTGCAGAATTTTTGCTGCGCGGGGCCGCCGCGGAGTTCTGGTCTGAACGTCATGTGTCTTTAGACATGGCGTTCAGAGCAGCGCGGCCGGCCTCCGAGTTGCAGAAGAAAATTCCTTACAAAGCGGCCCCTTTGCACGACACTGAGGTTGAACAAGGTCTGTTAAACGATCTTAGCAACCTAACGCTTTCATCGCGCACCATGCGTGGGTTTGCGGCCTTTATGCCGCAAAGCCTGGCGACAGGGGTACCTGCTGCTGCATATCTCAGTAGACTACATGAGACATTGCTGGCGGGTGACTCTCATGTTGCGTTGCTTGTTAGGGCGTGTTCTATGGTGTTGTGTGCAATGTGGTGTGAAGCAACTGGTGGGCAGTGGCCACCTGGCCTGGGGGATGATCCCCCGACCGTTGTGAATCCGGAACGCGATCCGGGTGCGATAGACCCAATGAGCCGTAACCCAGCTATATGGATAGCTGAGGCGGACGCTGGTTCTCTCACATTCTGGAGCGCTGTGGCAGCTGGAGGAGCGATGGTGGCACCCAACCTCGATGTTGGTAGGCTTGTTGAGCCTATTTGGGCATTTGATTTATCAAGTGCTCTTCGATACGTAATTGTAGTTGATAGCCCGATTACCGAAAGGTTGCCGGGATTAGCGGGACTGTCGTCAGGGATGATGGTCAGCTATATATCCGCATACGTGTCAAGGCTCAATCTGCTTAAGCAGCTCGAGTTGGCATGGGTTTTGGCTACTGCACTGCCAGCAGTAGGCTCCCAGAAGGTTGCGTTGCCGTACCCGCGGCATCCGACCGACCTTGCCGCGAGATTGACTTTGGATGTTATTCCGAGGATGCTCCTGCCTTTCTTTTCAGGGAAGATAGCGCATCCAACTGTAACAATTACCAAAGCCGTGATGCGAGCAGGATTCATGGAGAAAGCATTAGGGGCGTGGCTCGGGCGAGCTAGTGGGGCGAAAGCTGACTACGCAAGTGGTAAGTACCGTGTGGCTAGGGATGAGGTGGATGCCTGGATCTCTTCAGCTTCAACTACAGCCGGGGGGCTGTGGGGAAAAGCGGTCGAGGACCAGGATCCCTATCTGAGGCAATGGTTGCACATACTTCCTTGGCTCAAGCCTGGAAACGCCGCTGATGCGGCTCTATTTGAATTTGGACAGCAGTTCGATTGGCCAAATGTAATGGAGTTGGTCTGCGGAGTGTATGAGCCGTTGAGTCCACTCAACGAAATTTTGTCCCCGGGGAAGGTGGTGTGGACCCACCGTCTCGGGACACATGGTAACATGGCACATCGCGAAATGCTTAAAGTGTTAGCGATGGGTCTTGTTAGTGGAGACGGGAAAATGTACAAAAACGGGGAGCTGGGGCTGCAGCACTTCCAAGTGCCGGTTCCGGTTACCTCTGAGATTGGACAGAAATTGTCCCCGATAATTGATCGAGAGATCTGGGTTGACTTCCAGGGTCTGCGCCCTGCCGGCAGGCAGGGCCCGGAAAGGTCGTTGCTCAGATACTTCAGGGGGTTGCTAGGTGCGACGACCTACCCACCGGCCCCCCGCTACCATGATCCAAGAGATGCACTGAATGTCGCGTTGGCGCAGGTTGGTGCTCTCCCTGAGGTCGCGGGTGGTGTGGTTGAGGCGCGCGGTACTGAGGTGCCTACAGCGCTGAGAGTACCCAGGCCTGTTGAGGCCGGGGTGCTGCTAAGTTGGTTTGCGCAGCACGACTGGGACGAAATCCCAAATGCGGGGGGTGGTATGTGCGGACCGCAAGCGATCCTCGATGCGGCGAGAGCGGCGGGCTCGGAGTTGGGAGCAGCTCTGCAACCTGTTGCCCTCGACCGTACAGTAGCAATGATGTGTGAAGCGCCGACTGGGGGTCCTTGGGACTCAGAGATGATGCGCGCAGCTGCGCTGTACTTGAATTGCTCACTGGTGCTGGCCTTGCCGGAGGGTCCGGTAGCTGCCAGTTACTATGATGATGCAGTCAAGGTTGCGGTGCGCTGGCGTCGCGACCACTGGGTCGGACTACAGACGGTAGCTGCTGCTTTTGCGCCTGTGATGGATGTCGGCCCAGCACCTGATGATAATGCAGATGGCGGTGATGGCGACGACCAAGATAATCATGATGGCGGCCCAGATCGCGGCACCCGCCCAAGTAAGAAGAAGAGCAGCCCTAAAAGGGGTGTGACTTTCAAGGGCGCGGGGCGTGCTGTTGTCGGAGCTTGGGGCAAGATTGTCCTCACAGCTATTATCCAGTCTTCGCGGGTGACAAGTGCCGAGCGGGAGCGTGCTTATGGTGCGTTACGTACGGCCCGCCACTTGTCTAGTGTACCCGCTTGGCTGCACTTGTGGGTAGTGAGGGCAACGGCTGTTGGCGTACCTATTAAAACGATGCTGGGTAACAAGCAGCAGGAGATGGGTGTATTGATTGGCCAGCTGACTGAGGCAGCAAAGAACGACACGTCCCATACCGAGTGCTGGCGTGAGATTCTGCGCTCTCTGGACGAGATAGCCGCCGCACATGCGGACATCACTGCCCAGTGTCAAGAGCTACCGCGACCCGAGCAATGTTGCCACTCATCACCGTATGGGCAGGCACATGTTCAGTGCGCGGCTTTGCTCAGTCAGTGGGCTAAAGGTCAGTGCCTTGCGCCCACGGCTGATAGTGATTTTAAGGCTGTATACCCGATCGCTGCTATAGGATCAGGGGTGAGGTTGAAGATTACACTCCGGGCGGCATTGGCGTGCGTGCGTGCTGAGCTCGACCCAGAGGCTATTCGCCTTCTTGTGTCGATCCTGAAGCAGCTATACGGTGCAGCGATGCAAACGGCAGTGGCATATGTCCTCTGGTTCGTGAGCGTACCGCCGGCGTTGAGGTTAAGTGTTTGTGCTCATGTGCTTGACTGGGGCTGTGCCAATTGTGTGCCACTCTGGGCTAAGTACACGAGTGATATCGCGCGTCTCACTGGGATGGTAGGTAACCAGCAGGTGCCGGTTGAGCAGGTACCCGCTTTTGCTTATATGCACTGCTTGGCACCAAAGGCACACGGTGAGGTAGATTGGGCTAAGGAGATGTCCTTAAGGACTAGTGAAGCGCAACATTTGCGTGCTCCTAAGGGGTACGTGAGTGCTGAAGCTTTTATCAAGGACTATCTAACACGTTACATGCGCAAGTGTGGCTATGTATCATTGACAGGCATAAGGACGCTCAAGGACTCCTGGGAGAGAAGAGCTGGGCGCCATGTAGCCGGTGCTGCAGGCATGAAGCCGCCGCCTGAGACAGCCGCCGCTTGGAAGGAAGTGTGCAGCTTGCTGGGAGTTAGTGGCTCAATAACCAAGCAGCAGATTGTGGAAACACTTGGTAATGAATATTTGAGTCAAGCTGTGAAGGCGAAGCCTTGCTGTTACTCTGTTGGCCACACAAAAAGGAATGAGATGGCAGGGAAGTTGCGCCCGATTTATGGGACCGATTTCCGGCACTATGCTATAAGTGACTATGTGAGCGCGGCGTTCGATGGGGTACTCAAGAGCCCTGAGTTTGGAATCGGTGTAGATCCACAGTCTGCGGGAGCTAGACTGGTGAAGCTACATGAGACCGCTGCCAAGCGGCCGTGGCTGCTGAGTTTTGATTATAAGGATTTTAATGAGAGACATACGCTGGAGGCGATGGCAGCGGTTTACGCTGCAATGGGCGATGTTGTAAGTACGGGGATGCGCGATTCGCAGGAGAAGCGTGATATGCTGAGTGCTATAAGGTGGCTCGAGGAG